TGAAACTAGAGTCGATGAGATTCACCCAACCCCTATGTCAATGATGGCTCAAGTTTTCAATAAGTGGCAAGGAAGTATCAAGTATCGCTTCCAAGTCGTTAAATCAAATTTTCATAAGGGGAAGATCCTAATTCGCTGGGATCCTAGAGCCAATGATGCTAATATTCAGTATAACACAGTCTACAGTCGTGTTATTGACTTAGCAGAATGCGATGATTTTGAGATCACTGTAGGGTGGGGCCAATCAGCTCCATTTCTCAAATGCGGGAATATGAACACTACCGATGTTCTATTCTCAGATTCCACACGTCTCTTGAACGACACCAGCAGCACCTATAATGGAGTTTTGGAAGTTGCTGTTGTCAACAGTTTAGTGTCGCCATCTATAGATTCACCCATTCAATTTAATGTCTTCGTGTCAGCATGCGAGGATATGAAATTGGGAGAAGTCAGGACAGATGGTATGAACGCTTTTGGGTTGTGGCCAACTCCGCCTGCTGTAGGCAGGTTGGCTCCAATTGAAGAAGAGAGTGAAGAAGAACTCGTTCCGGTATATAGACCACAGTCAGGTGTGGTAGACGGAGCGGCAATTTCGGGTACAAGTGAAGGCAATACTGACGCGCCCACAAACCCAGATCCGATCGCACCAATAGCTCCAACAGGTGTAGAGTCGGATCACACGATGAACGTATTTTTCGGAGAGTCCCCTAAATCCATTAGGGAACTGCTCCGCCGATATGTCCTGCACCGACAGGATATTTATCAGGTGTCTAATTCAAATAATGCAAAGTTCATCAAACTTAGAGATAAAGGTCTCGGTCTATTTCAAGGCTGGGATCCAGACGGTGTGGACACCGAGGCAGCTACAAAGTGTAATATCACATTGACCACTTTTGCCCAATGGTTCGCACCATGCTATGCAGGCTGGAGAGGGAGTACTAGAACGAAGTACCTCTTTTCGGGTGACACTGACACAAAATCAGTAGTTACGAGGATCGGTTTTACCTCCTCTGCACGCAACACCGAGATTCTTTCCAATTTCACTGACGCCGCAACATTCACGAAGCGGGTCACATATGCGGGGAGTTCTCTAACAGCCGGTGGCTCAGCCACCACCAATGTAGGAATCAATGATACCATCGAAGTGGAGATTCCTTACTATAATGCTGATAGGTTTTCTACCTCAAGAATACCGACTCAAGCAGTCACTAATGGTTGTCACTCTGCTCAAGTAGAAACAATCATGTATGATAGATCCGATACTACAGGTCCGTTCACCTCGACTTTTGGCGCAATTTCGTCATGGAAATCAGTTGGAGAAGATTTTACGTTTTTCTTTTTCACTGGTTGCCCTATTATTTATAGGAATCGTATCGTTATATCAGCATAGAAGGCCCCGCCTTTTATTTATACGTAAACAAA